CAAATGTTTCATCAACAGAAATTTCAGATCCAGCAATAAAATTACTCTTGACAAATTCTTGCATTGATGGATATCTCATTCTCAAAGTTAGGTTATCATCAAGTTTGATATCTCTCGAATGATCTTCTCTAAACTCAACTTGAATATCATCTAGATTAATACTTACAGGAACTTGTGTATTTCCGTCATCTGGACAAGTAATTAAAACATCAACGGTTTCACCAACAGATTTTCCACGAATGTTGAGAAACAAATATTCAATATCAAAAGTTGCAAGTTGCTCAATCTTAATTCCACGAGTAACGATACAATTGCCAATTACTGTTTTGACTGCTTCAGCAATTTGCTTTGGGTCTTCACTTTCCATTGCAATAATTAAAACTTTCTCTTCTTTCACAAGAAAAGGTCTATACTTAACACTTTTTTTCAAAGAAGGAATCTCCAACTCATAGGTTGGTGTAGAGATCTTGGGTAAAGGCATAATGACCTATAAAAACGTCAGTAAAGTTATTTAGAAGAGAGTTTCGGGGTTTGCCTGTGTGGATAATGGGTTTGAAGATAAAGAGTCTGATGCTTGTTGTAGTGCTGGATTATTACTTACTCCAAATCTATAAGTTTCTTGTGTTGCCCTAAAAACATCCTCAGCAGATTGTGGGGCAGATGGTATATTCTGACGTTGTAGTGGATTTAAGTTATTATTATCTCCCACAACAAATTGATCGAAGGTGCTTGTTCTTCCTGCAATATACCTATCATATTGGAAAGAAACAGAAACTTTTAAAGTATCCGAAGCCACATATGAAACAGGAATAGAACTCATATTTAAAGGAAATAACCCTCTGAAATTGTATTCAATTTCTCTACGATAATCTCTATCAAACTTAAGTATTCTGACTTGATTTGCTTTGTAATATTGTGGATATTGCATTCTCACAAAATAATTATTAATATTCTGGTTAATAGGAGCATTTTCCCCAGCGAGACCTTGATTATTGAAAGATCCACTTGCAATAAACTCCATCCAACATTCCAAAAAGTTAAGCATCTGGTAGTCACTATCTACATAAAAATCAAGAGTAATTTCAGAGTAGATTCTTGAGTGAGCAAACTTTTCCTGAACTCCCATATAATTACCATCAACCGTAAAAGATCCCAAAGTGGTTGTTGGGAGAGTTGCAGAGTAGCAAAGAAGACCAGCACCCTCAGCAATAAATCTTGGATTAATACCTTTCCTGGAAAGATACCCCATTAATTGAGGAGGAAGCGTGCCAAACTGAACTTCATAATGAGAAGTTTGTGCAAGATTAGTTAGTAGTGGTTTAATGTCTGCTATTCTGCGGGGAAATGCCACTCTAAATACCTTATACGAGTCTTATATTATTAAGTATTTAGATGTCATATAAGGGTAAATATAAACCATCTTTTCCAGAAAAATATAATGGAGACCCAACAAATATCATTTATCGCTCTTTGTGGGAGCGAAAGTTTTGTGTCTATTGTGATACGAATGAAAAAATAATTGAATGGTCATCAGAAGAAAAAGCAATTCCATATCGATCCCCAATCGACGGAAAGATACATCGTTACTTTCCTGATTTTCTTATTAAAGTCAAAGAATCTGATGGCAATATTAAAAAATATATGATTGAGATTAAACCCTCAAAGCAAACAGTGCCTCCCCTAAAACCAAAAAGACAAACAAAGCAATACATCGCAGAGGTTTATGAGTATGCTAAAAATCAATCAAAGTGGGAAGCAGCAAGAGAATGGTGTGCTGATAGAGGATATGAATTTAAGGTGATCACCGAGCACGAATTAGGAATTAAATAATGCCAAGAAAGACTTTACAACAAAGAAAAAGAAGTCGTATTGCCCCCCTTGTAAAAAATCTACTTGGCACAGAAAGTGCTGACGATATTATGATTGAATTAATGGGTATTTTGCCAGAAACTGTAGGACCACCGAAGGCGGGTAAGTTTTATATTTTTGTTTACAATGCAAAAACTCCTGGAGTAAGGTATGATCAAAATCCTTTAGTTGCAGTAACAGAAGTTTTTAATTGGGGATTTAGAGGAATCAATTATCACTGGGGAGAAGTGCGCCAATACACTTGGGATGAAGTTGCAGGTGCTGTCTATGAAGTTTACAAAGATGAAATAGATGATTTGAGACGCCTTCCTTTCAGCAACATTCTAACTAAATAGTTCAAAAAATAAATGTCCAAGCCAACGGTATTCAGATATCCACTGGGTCTCATAGACCAGAATACTGACTATGTGAAGATAGACTCATATAAGTATGAACCTCCAGGAGTTGGGCAATTAAGTCCTAATAATTTTACAATTCCAACTTCAGATAGGAATTACCAATCTTTGAGTGGAAAAACAGTAAGGGGCACTCTTTTACTTCCTATGCCCCAATCCCTGCCGACAAATTCCCAATCTGCACAATGGGGTTCTGGTGGATTGAGTGGCATAACAGCTGCTGGAATTGGTGCTGCTCAACAAGTAATTGGAAGTAAAGAACCAGTACCAACTTTTTTTAATCAAGTAGGAAGTTTAGTGAATAAAATAACAAGTTCAGCACAGACTGGATTAGGTCAAAAAACAATTCAAAACTTTTTTGCAACAAAAGCAATAGAGCAATTATTAGGTCAAAATCAAGATTTATTTGGGGAGGTTTTAGGTAGAGAAACTGGCGCAGTCATCAATGAAAATATTGAATTATTATTCAGAGGTGTAAATCTAAGAGAAGGTTTTTCTTTAGTATTTGATTTGGCACCAAGAGATGCTAATGAAGCAAGAGTAATAAGAGAAATGGTATATTTCTTAAAAGCGGAAATGTCTGCCAAAAAAGGAACTACTTCAGGAGCAGCAGGAGGTTTATTTTTAACCGCACCAAGCGTTTTTAAAGTTCAATATATGAGTGGCGGAAAACCTCACCCCTATCTAAATAGATTTAAAATCTGTGCTCTTCAAGGTTTAAGTTTAAACTTTACTGGTTCCGGCACATATGCTACTTATTCTGATGGCACACCAGTAAATATGAATCTTACACTTAGTTTCCAAGAATTGACGCCGATTTACTTCGAAGATTATGGAAGTGCAGAAGGACAAACCGGAGTTGGATACTAATGACATACTTCAGAGAACTTCCAAATTTAGAATATCAATCCTTCTTACCAGGAACTAAATCTTCTCACCAATATGTCACGGTAAAGAATCTATTCCGTAGAGTTAAACTTCGTGATGACTTACAAAATGTCTTCACCATCTTTGATAAGTATCAGATTCCAGATGGTTCTAGACCAGAGTTAGTAGCACAAGAGATTTATGGAAGCGTTCAATATGATTGGGTTGTGATTGTATCTGCAGGAATTACAAGATTAAGAGATGAATGGCCACTGTCTGATAAACAAGTCTATGATTATGCAGAGTCAATTTATGGAAGTGACTTAAATGGTATTCATCATTATGAAACTAAAGAAGTCAAAGACCCAGAAGATCGTTTAATTCTTCCTGTAGGTCAGGTTGTTGATGAAGACTTTAAAGTTTATTATACTTACAATGGAAATCTTTATACAAATGATGCAACAGCACTTGGTGAAAATGTCATTCGTATCTCAGACCCAATTGTGGGTGTGAGTAATTATGAATATGAAGTCAGAAAGAACAATGATAAAAGAGGTATCTACGTATTAAAACCAAGATACCTCCAACAAGTTATTAACGATACAAGAAAAGCGATGATTTATGATAGATCATCGCAGTATGTGAATGATAGATTAATTAAGACTGAAAATACAAAGGTTTCAATTCCATTTTAAAGGAGGAGATTTCTCTCCCCCCTCATACACATCAGTCTTCTGCCAGTCGGGCGAAGTATGAAAGTGCATCATCATCCTCATCTTCTTCCACTGGAGCAGCAGCACGACGAGTGGGTTGAAGATTGTTGAGTTCGGAACGAAGGTCATCATCAAGGTCCCTTGCAGAACCACGAGAATACTCTTCCTCATTCTCAACTTCTTCATCAAGACGCACGGAAGTCTTTGCACCAAGCACCGAATCAAGGCGCTTCTTCAGTTCTTCATAGGTCTTGAATTGGTCAGGAGCAACGAATTCAGTCAGAGAATACTGCTTCTTCCAGATTGCTTCCATTGCATCATCATCGTCCAGAAGAGCACCAGGAGTCGCAAACTCACTGGAATCA